TTTTAGTTCTAATAAAATCGTTCCATGATAATTTTACAGCCATACTAATCTCCTATAAATGCTTCTGGTATAATACCATGATTATCTTTATGTGATGGTGCTTCCCATCCGTTTGGTTTAATTAAATCTGGAAGACCTAAAGGATTTGGTCTTGATTCTTTCACACCAACTTCCTTTGTCATATTTGCTTCGAGTATTTCGTTCCATGCTTTATGGGGATTAACACCTAATGCATCTAAAGTTCCAATAGCAACAACACAAATATCAATAAGACCATCAACAATCTCTTCTGCATCTTCGTCAATAATTGCTTCTCGTGTTTCATCATATTCCTCTTTAATAAATTTTAATCGGAATTCTAGATATTTTTTGAGTTGAAATGAATCTGCAGAATTTATCCATTCACGGACACCAAATTTATTTTGCATCTTGTTTATATCATTTACCCAGTCTGCACTCATATTTTTACTCCTTTATGTTATATTATACCATAGTTTATATTGAATGTAAATAGTTAAGTGAAAAAAGAATCTAAAGTTATTCGTTTCTCACTTTCCCACCCAACCGCGGTTAAGACAGGTTCTATTGCACTAATAAATGTTTTTTCGAATTGAAGATTATAATCTATATAGTCCTCAAGTTTAAATTGTTTTGGAAGAAAATCAACAAAAGCAATAACATTTTCTTTAGTTGGATTTGGCTTTCGTAAATAAGTAAATTTAACTTTATCGCCACCATGTATTTTTTCCACTTTTCTTTGAAGCTTTTGGTCATCAATTAAATGGTTATGCATTAATGCTCCCCTTACATGAATTGGTGTACCCTTTTTATATATAGTTTTTTTATCATTCCATTTAAGAATATTTTGAACAGAACGGGGAAATGATACTTCTTCAGCTGAGGCTTGAGAAAATACATTTTTAAAATTTTGTATATCATTTTGAACTGTCTCTTCATCAGTTTCAATAATTCGTTTAAATATTTCCTTTAATGCTTGACGACATATCGCAGGAGTTGAAGATTTAATAGCTTCAATACCCATAATTTTTAATTTAGGACTTGCATATCGTACACCTTCATTATCGTGAACATTAAGGATATATCTTTTCTTTGCTGTCCATATACCTCTATCAGCAATTACTTCTCGTCCCATAACCATTTTGTTTTCATAACCACCGAGCGAATAATATAATTCATCAAAAGCTTTTTCAAGAGCTTTTTCTAATGAGGTGGAACATAATTTATCTAAAAAATTAACAGGATTTTCAGGTTTAAAACGTTTAACAAATTCATCAAGACAAACATATACTGAGTCTGTATCAATAGCAACTACATAATCTTTATCAGTATTTAATGTCTTATTAAGATATTCATTCAAATATTTTTCAGCCCATTGAATAGTTGCTTGACCAGTAAGTGTAATACCTTCAGCAATTCTAATATCAAAATATCTAAACCATTTATTACCTATCGCTCCATATAAACTATTAAGAAGAATCTTAAGAGCTAACTGTTGGTTCTTTGAAATTGCTATACGTTTTTCAATATCATATTGTTCTGATTTATTACCACATAATTCTAATTCTTGCTCAGCCTTTAATTGTTTTTGTTTATGTTCAACACGTTCATCATAAATTTTTTGAATTATTTGTGGAAATACACCAGGCTTTTTTGTATCAAAACGAACACCATTAACAGCTAATGATGTATAATATTCTACATTTTTAATTTTACCATCAAGAACAGAATTAACATTAACACCTTTTTCATCGTTTAAAAGAATAGTTTCAGGTGACATATTATATTGCATAATAATTGATGGATATAGAGAGTTTAAGTCAAATGAACATACCCAATCATGCATTCCTATTTGAGGTTCTTTAACATAACCACCAGCATATGTAGCCTTTGATGATTCTTCATTTTGTGGTATTGTTATATGTTTTGAATGAAGATCCCTATAGATTAATGAATCCCATATCGCCACAGTCCCTAGAACTGAATCATAGTTAACTCCACCTTTATAAGCCATAGTTAAACATAAGGTAATAAGACCAAGCTTATCTTCCATTCTATCAATCAACTCTACATCTTTAATGTTATAATCAATAAATTTTTGATAATTTGTATCATATAATTCATTTAAGTCTGAGGCCTCACCAAAGTCAAGCTTCTTCTCACCAAGAACTACATTAGCAATATGGTCTAATTTATAAGATTCTTGTGGTCCATAAGTAAATGCAAACTTTTTAAATATTGCAAGATAATCAAGAATTGTAACACCTTTTAAATCATATTTAACACGCGTATTAGTACTAAATGGTTGTTGTACTTCACGTTTATCAATCATTCGCCAAGGTGATAACATTTTTTCTCTTCCACCGCCATTAACTTTTGCTATACGATTTATAAGATATGGTATATCAAAAAATTCTATATTCCAACCAGTAAGAACATCAGGTGAAGTATGATTCATATGAAATATAAATTTGTGAAGTAGTTCCCTTTCAGTTTGACATCTAATATATCGAACTTCGTTAGTTTGCATTAAAGATTTTTCTGTGTCATATTCACCACAACCAAATGTATAATAAACATCGTCTATATTATTTTTTAGTGTGATTGCTGTAATTTCTTGATCGGCAAGTGCCGGGTCTGGAAAACCTTCTCCAAATTTTACTTCAATATCAAGAGAAGTTACGTTGATTATATTACGATCCCATTTAATATTTCCTGGAAATTCTTCATTAATATATTGAGCAACATAATTAGTGTTACCATATATTTTAAAGTTAGGAACGTCTTTATATTGTTTTACGAATTCTGTAGCTTCGCTCATACTACCAAATGCCATTGGTTCTACTTCTGTGCCATCAAGAGCATGCCAAGAAGTTTCTCCAAAAATTTTAGGTGTATTTTTAGAAGCTGCGACGTATAGATGTGGTTTAAATGGAATAGTAAAACTTACTTTCTTACCATTCTCATAACCAGTATATTTAATTACTTTTCCGTGACGAAAAGCATGAGTATAAAAAGTTTGATTCATGGTTATATTATACCATAAATTGTATTAAATGTAAACAGATTATGTAACTATTTTTGGTTTTAATGGGGTTACGACTTTAGCCGTCATTTTATTATAATTATTTATTAATTCTTCTGTAGGTTTAAGATTAAACATAATATCTTCATTCCTAATACCAAGACCATTATCAATGTCGCAGTATGACATATAAGGCATAAAACCTATCGCATCTTTATTTGGTATTAAAAGGATTGGATTTTCTACAGTTGTACTAATATCATTTTCTTTGAGTATTTTTACTAATATCTCTTCACCCGATGTGAGGCGGATTAATCTAATTTCTTTTTCCATAATATATATTCCTTTAAAATGGAGCGCCGTTAGACGCTCCTTAACAATTTAACCTAACAACAGCTTTTTAGCATGTTTAGGTAGGTCTCCTAAGTTAATTGTTTGAGGCTTATCCTCTTCTGGAACATCATTCTCCAAAATAACAATAAGCAGTCCATCAACAATATCAGCACCAACAACATTAATTGTTTTAGCTAAAGTGAATGAACGTTCAAACGCTCTTTGAGAAATTCCACGATGTGTGTAATCTCTTGTATCAGTATGACCTTGTTTATGACCACTGATAGTTAAAACACCTTTTTCAAGAGTTAAATCGATATCTTCTTTTCTAAATCCTGCGACAGCGATTTCAATTAAAAAGTGACCGTCATCTCTTTTCACAACATTATATGGTGGATATCCAATGCCTCTGGCATTAGATTCATCAAAGTTTTGAAGTGTATTAAAAAGTGAGTCGAATCCAAGGAAGGTATCCCTCGGAAAGTTGATTGCTAAGTTTGACATATTGTCCTCCTATTAAATAGCAAGGTTATAAAATGTAGTCATGATGACTACGGTTTATGAATACCCTTTCGGCATATCCAATTATATTTATACAGGTTTCACTTGATTCCTATATTATATTTCGGGCATAATTCCCAGTCAGGCTTATCTTTATGGGATATTATTTTAATTTGGTTTAATGCTGCTGTATCCCCAACGGGCGAAACAGTTTCCAACAATCCCCAATCATCCATTAATTTGACAATTGTGTTTCTACGTTTCAAATCATTTTCTGTAAGATTAGATGGCTTACCGTCTAATAAGAATAACTCTTTAAAATGAGTTATAAAATACCTACCTTGTTTATGAAGGATGTGGCATGATTGATATAATTTATTATCTTTTTTAGACGCCACACCTATTCTTGTAAGTGTTTCACGTATCTTAAGAAAATCATCTGGTTCTGCTAATGTAACTTCTAACATCATTTCTGGTTTCCAATTAACCAGTTCATCGTTGTATTCCGCCATGATTTATTCTTCCTTTTATTGTTTTCAAGTTTGCGTTACTTAAAAGCGGAAGTACATCACGAGCTTTTTCATTACTATAATTATAATATCTTTTTATAGCATTGATATTTTCAGATTCAATAGACTTATTCCACTTAGAAAACCTATTTCGTTTTCTAGTAATATTTATAAGAAATAAGTATTGGAGACGGTTATCAAGATGGTGGAACTTATTCATCTCGTTCGCATATATAACCGTGTCAGGAAAATAAGATAGACCACGATTTACCATAAAAGCATTGTAATCTTTTTCATTTTCCATAATATCCTTTTTAGTAGAGGATATTGATTTAATAAAATCAAATGGATTATTGGCGACCATGATAATCTTCTGATGTTTCTACTAAAATTCTTTGTAAATTCATTAATAATTT